GGCGCATGCAGATGAGAGAAGGCAGATACAATTGGAGGTCAATCAATTGTGGTCAACAAGGGCGCGAATCGAGAAGGTTGGAGGGGTAGACTTCTTTGACAATCTGACGAGGGATCCCTCAGTAGAAGAACTGGCAGACATGTGCATAAAGCACTGCGCCAATACTACTGAGCCCCCGAGGATTGTCGTAGAAGTGGTTGAGGAGCTAGGTGGGAAGCTCCGAGGCATCTCCAAACATCCTGCGATGGTGTCACATGCCGCACGGTGCCTGGGTAACCGGATGATAGCATCTGTGAAAAGGAAAGTAGAAGTGAGAGAACCCCTCTGCAACCTACCATTCACCCTTACGGGTGAGGCAGGTGCAAGACTGGTCTCCGCGGATCTTTCCAAAACAACAGACTACTTTCAACATGAGTTAACCTGGGCAATTGTGCTGGGATGTGCGCATGCGCAAGGTTGGACCAAGGACGAGATTGACGCGGCCAAACTGATTTTCGGCCCTCAGACAATGGAGGATGGTCGTGTCACGAAAACAGGGACGCACATGGGATTAGCGGGGACATGGGCAATTTTAAACGTCGCCAACGCGTACGCAGCAAGTATGGCAACCACCGATCGCCGTGCCCACAAACAATGTGGGGACGATCTTATCGGGCTGTATACTGAGGTACAGGAGTTGGTGTACAGAGGCGTGCTGACTCAGGATCTCAAATTGAAATACAATTTGACCAAATCCTTTGTGGGCATGCGAGGTAGGTTCTGCGAGAACCACGTTAAAATTAACCAGTCAGATGACAAGCAGGTTTGGGCCGTATGCGAACCGGGACCGAAGATTGCAGAAATCATTGGAGCTCAAGAGCTCAATGGATTCTCTGACAATCCCGTATCCACGATTCCGGGCTTGATCAAGCTTGCCAACCACGCTAACAAAACTGTGCGACGAGCGGTTTTCGAGACGCAGAAACGGATGGAAAGACACTTAGGACTCTGCCCCAATCTCCCAGTTAGTCTGGGGGGTTCTGGGAGGAGGACAAAGCGGGTCTCTGATGGACAAGTGAACAGTCTGATGTTCTACCTCTCTACCGGTCGGCAATTACGCATGACCGGCGGTCTTGATGACCGAACGAAGGAGAAAATCAGTGTGCCGGTTGGTACCAGTTCGGGCACTCACAACG